ATCTTGCTAGTTTAGCTAGATCACTGTCACTATAAAATGACAAATGTTCTTTCATAGTAAATCTATCATAGAATGGTTGACTCAGACTACCTCCACTCGTAGTTGCTCCAATAATAGTAAACATTGGAAGATCAATAGTTTCTGGTTTATTTTCGATAACTAAAGATAATACAAAATCTTCCATAATAGGATATAGAAATTCTTCAACAATTTTTGGCAATCTATGAATTTCATCTATAAACAATACTGATCTTGGAGCTATCCCCATTAAATATGGTAATAGATTTTTAATGCTTCTAATATTAGCCCCATTGACTGTGTAAAGATTTACATTTAGTTCTGTTGCTATAGCACTCGCTATGGTTGTTTTACCAAGACCTGGAGGCCCATCTATTAAAACATGAGGCATAACCCCACTAGCATCAGATCCTTTAAATGCACTAGAAACTATTTTTAGTCTACTGATAACATCGTCCTGACCAATAATATCTTCAAAACGAGAAGGTCTAATAGTATTCATATAGCAGCACTTCCAAAGTTAGATAAACAATGTTTAATAAGTTTGACGCAATCAATTTCCTGTGTTTCTTCAAAACTTTTTTCTATCAGAGATATCGCTTCTGATTCTGAGAAACCGTATTGAGATAGTATATGAACAGCATTTGTTTTTAAGTTCGTAGGAATACTCTTCTTAGAGGATACTTTCTGTGTGGGGTGTTTATTTTGTAGCTGTACATAGATGATTTTTATACCCCCAATAGGTTTGGGTTTGTAAATACTCCCACAATCACACACAATTTTAAAATTTGGAGTTTGACTTTCTTTTAATGAAAGCCAGTGTTTAATTTGACATTCTGTACATTCATATATAAAGTGTACATCATAATCAATCGGTTTCAGGTTTTTCTTGCGATGTTTCATTATTTTTTACCCAAAATATAAAGTCGTTCGATTCGTTATCATAAGCTGTTTCCAATAAGCCTTTATTTACTAATGTATTTAGCATATTGCTAATCATTCTACTATTAAAACATTCTATCATCTCCATATATTTCTTGTTAGATAATATGTATCTATATTTTTTTGTTTTCTTATTAACTTCTGTCGTAATAAAATCTTTAGCTAACACCTCACATTCTTGTTGACTCAATACTGTGTCTATTTCTTGCTTTTCTTCTTCAGATAAGTCTGATAGTAAAAGAGATAATTCGTCTATATCTTGTTGATTTGTATTTCCAAAAATATCAAAAACTAATACTCTGGTTGACTCTATAAACTTTTTTAAATCATCTATGATATACCATTCATCTTTTTGCATAAATTTAGTTCAGTATATCGAACAATCCTTTGTAATAGTGAGGTTGTTGTAAAAAGTATACTGGATGACTTTCTATATGTTTTCTATATATCATATTAACAGGATCTGATACAAAGTATTTATTTTTCCATATAGGTTGACCCTGATAGTTATTCCCCAAATACTGGAAGGTATCACCCTTACCAGTATTGGAGAAGTAACTATTCACAGGAACCGATTTGTATGGAAAACCGTACACATCCGGCATAGTATACCATGTGTTTGGCGAAGAATCAACTATTTCGTTTAACGCATCGTATAGCCATTTTCCCCAAACATCCCACGCTGCTGGATCAAACTTAAAGTAATATTTATAGTTTTTTGGTACATCGTCATAATCATGTTCATCGTCATCATTATAGCTATAATCTTCATGCATAGTATTATCCTATACAAAACTTGTCACTGATTTGTGAGGCTAGGTCTTTAGCAGCATTAGACAAGAATCTGTTATTGCTAAAGTAGAGAGGCGTTGAGACTTGATTAAGGAACTCCACGACCGTTTTTAAAAGCTTGGTCTGGGAACCGTCAAGATCTAAATCTTCGCCCCCAGCGTCAATAGGAAGAGACTCAAGAGTGTCCGTATCGTCCTGCGTTACAGGGGATACTGGAGTAGGATCACCATAAGCCTTCTGAAAACCCCCACAGAAAGGATGACCATAAACAGGCTTGATATTATCAGTACTGTTAGTATATGTTTCAAGACTTAAAGACTTCATCTGATTTGCAATATTTGTGGCAATATTAACTGCTACTGGAACTCCAGTAATATCAGACCTTTTATAAGCCTTGGCATATTCTTTAAACCATTCGTCGCTAGTCTTATTTGCAACAATATTAACAACAGCAGACACTCCATCAAGAGCTTCTTTAAGCTGTTCAATATTTACCGGATTACCAGTTGATCCCGACAGAATACTGGTAAAATAAGGTTGCTTTCCTTCCCAACCCTTCCTCCACCAAGTATAAGGGATTCTATAAATCTGATTGATTTTTATAGCTCGGGCATCACCACCAAAGTGATTTACAAGCTTCTTTTGAATACCATTCCAATAAGTCTTGTGAGGATTAATATTGTTTTGGTTGAGAATCCAATAGCACTGATAACCATTACGAGTATCAACAACCCAACTTGGCTTTACTGGAAAGTTATTAATCTGGTTCAAGAATTCCTTTTTCTTTTGCATGACAATACTAGGCTTAAAATAACGACCTTGATCATCTCGCCCAGCGTCCATATCAACAAAACAAGCACGAATTCTACTAATAGCATACTGCTTACGTCCACCATTAACATAGAAGTAAGCATCAGCACCTTGACTATCGTTGGCAATAGCAACAGTGGTAAGATGATCTGTATGATTCATACTACTGATCTTCTTACGAGGATCACCATTGTAGCAGAAAATCTGCTGACCACCAAAAGAATCAAAAAACTTATTTCGCAAAGTAATCTGATCTCTTGTTCCAATAGCACTATGAGTCTTATCGAACGGATTAAAAGCCAAAGTATCACTAAACATTTGTTTTCCTTTTTCCACTTCCTACCTACAATTTTGATATTGGGACAGTAAACACTACCGTCAAAAGCAATATCTTAAAAGATGGTAACGGAATCGAACCGTTATTGTACGATAGCAGAAACTATATAGGTGCTATCTTACAAGTTACCAAACACCACCTTGACTATCAAGAATCAATACTGATCATCCTCATCGTCATAATCTTCATCCTCATCCTCGTCATCATCTTCTTCGTCATCATCTTCTTCGTCAAACTGATCCCAATAACTCTCGTCATAATCATTCAGATAATCTTCCTCATCGTCCTCGTAATCATCCTGACTAAAATCAGCCTTGTAAAGAGGCTTGAGCAATTCGCCCTCATACTCACCAACTACTTCGTAGCGACAAGTGCGAAGCTTTTCATAGTTGCAATCACTAGGGACACTGACAACATCCTTGGGATTAATCTTGACGATCACAATGCGGTCGCCAGCCTCAAGACTACCATAACCAGCAACATAATTCAATGCTCCAGCATGAAGCCCATTAGAACAACCACGACCACGATCATCGTCTACCTTTGCTCGTTGCATTTGGCAGACCTGACCAACCCTGTTATCAAAAACTCCCCTATACTTATCCTTAAAGTCTGAACGAACAGCCTTATAAGCGAGGAAGAAACCATCCTCAGTGATAGGCAGATGCTCATGCTCCAAGAAATCATACAGTTCCTTCTGACTCTGCATACTTGGATTTTCCATGAGATTATTCAGGAAATTAACAAGGGGCTGAAACGGCAATCCCTTGCTCATAAACTCCAGAATACGCTTACTAATACTACCATGAACTTCCTCACCCTCGTAGAGAACCTGTCCATTCTTGATCTCTACAAGACCATCACTAAAAGTAGCAACAGCCTTTTGAATATCAACAACTTCCAACAGTTCCTCTGCCGTAGCAGTAGGAAGTCTTTCCAGAATCAACTTATAGTTGATATGATCCGGCAAAACCTGATAACTCTGGTTATTAAGAACCAGCGTCAAATTACCATCCACAAACATAAACGGAACAGCCATAATCCAAACTCCTAATACTTTGTAGTTACGATACCTGTGATACTGTCATTTTACACTAATCGACAAGCTTGTCAAGGGGTCTTGAGAAATTTCTGACTACTTGATCAAACTACTCAACTGAATCTTAAATAGGTCAATATTCTCCTGACTCATCTGCTCAACCCAATCCCTGCTCTGCTTTCCATAATATGAGCGATCTTCAATAATAGGATTCTGATTAGATTTAAGGTCTACCAGATTACCAGAGACTTGATGATTTCCCATAATAACCTTGAGCATAGGATTCTTGTCTACCTCAGTTTTAATCTTTTCCCTAATCTCAGAGATTCTCCATCTCTTCAAATCTTCCGTAGAAGTTCCACGGATAATCTTTAGATAAGCATCTGACTTACTATCACCAGCATACAAGTAATTAACAATCATTTTTGTCAAGGTGTTGTAGGCCAAATTAGCATTACGAATCTCCTTGCCATCAACATTATCAATACCAACCTCTTTCATAAGCTTAGAGATATGGGAAAGATATTCTGTTTGATTAAACCTTGGAATATTAAAAGGACTCACATGAACAGTATTAGCAAAGAACTCTGTGAGCATGGTCTTATTCAAGCAATCCACAAGAGTTTTGTTATTAATAAACTTATCATAATCCAGACCAAAGATATTCAGAATATGAAACATAAACTGCTTATCTGTTGTTCCGTGTTGATAATATCTGTATCCTCCGGTACTCCTCTCCTCTTCTGCGTAATCCTTCTTGCAATATTCAACAAGCTTGTTAATAGAAGCAAGATTCTTAAAGTGTTTTTGTGCTACAACTTTGAGTTGACGCTTCAGAAAAACATTGAAGTTAATAAGATTGTAGTTATCTTTCTCAAGCTTTTTAACGAAAGCTGTTTTGATAGCATAAATCTTACTATTGCCAATCAAGTCCTTGACTATGCTCTTTAACGTATCCTCTTGAAGAGTTCTACTAATACTATTGATTTCTGGACAACCAGACTCAGGTTCAGTTCCATACCTCAACATGGGAACATAAATAATCTCATCTTGTTCCAGAAAGTTTTCTAGTTGTTCTTCTGAAAGAATTCTTAGATGCGTAGCATCATTATAAGGATTAGTAATCTGCTTACTATCCTTATCATAGCCGTGAATAAAGAATACGTCTTGGTCGCTGACACTACCGTTAGAATTTCTATTGTAAGACTTTCTTGGGCCAGAACTTTGTGTCAGATGCTTATAGTCTGAAACCTTGAGCAAATTTTCAGCCCCAACATCTTCGATCAGTTGATCAAAACCTTCATTGCTTTTTGTATGATCCTTAGTGTCGATCATCAGATAAGCAAAGCAATCGTTAGCATTGCAATATCTTGTGAGAATTTTCTTGGCACTTTCTTCACTAGCAACGTCGCACACAAAGAAAGCCATTGTACCCTTTTTCTTCTGGTTATTCCAATAATAGGAACCTTTACCAGTAAGAGTTTCGTGATGGATTCTATCTGTCAGAGCAACTTGGCGACGAGAACGATAGCCAGCAGTCTTGTAATTAAAAACGTACAGACTCTTACCGGCAGGAATTTTATATTCCAAGTCATTGCCAGAGTTGATAGGATGATCTTTACCCTTGGGATCAGTCCAAGTTGCACCAACACCCCAGCCGCCAGCCAATTCATTCATAGTATAATATGAAGTAATTGCTTCTACTTTGTTCTTGGACGCTTGAATTTTCTTGGAGAATTCTTCCTTCATCTCCATATAAATTTCTTGGGTCTTTTTACGCAGAGTCTTAATTACGTCCTTAGTATACTGCAAACCTTCACGGGAAACATCCATTTCCAGTTCACCGATACCAAAATCAAGCTCAAGATATAGGCCAGAATTAAGAATCTCTCCCACAAAGCTCTTCCAAGAATCAATATCTGCTTTCTGGAAAGCTCTATTCCACTTCTGAATATGATCGGGC